CAAAAAGATTCAGTTGCTATTCAGAAAACTATTGCAGATATTGAAAATAAACGATCTGAAACGGCTAGAAATATTCCAGAAGTAGACCATTTGAAGTCTGAAACTATATTGAACCTTGCTAATGCTAGAGCAGCAGGAAGTAAAGAGAAGATTAATAGGAGGGTTCAATAATGTCATTAAAAGGAATGTTTGGATGGCTACCTTGGGTAGATGGTGAAGAAGAGCTTAGTCCAGAACAACAATTTATCAATCATTATAAAAAAACTGGTACTCTTTTAACAAATGATCGTGGCAATCCTATATTGAAATTTCAAGATATTCTACCATTATTTAAAAATAGTATGGATAAACAAAATTTGAACTTTCTTTATGAGAACCATAATCCAGCATTGTATAGAAAAAAGAAATAAATGCCAAAAACCGATATACAGTTCCTAGAAGATAGGCTATCCATGATGGAAACTGAAGGTTGGCGTGATTTTATAGAAGATTTTAAGAATTTAGAGAATAGTGCCAGTAATATCGACACTATGAACTCTGAGCAAGACCTTTGGTACGCCAAGGGTCAGTTGTTGATTATAAATTTAGTTCTAAGTTTACAGTCAGCGACAAACCTAGCGTTGGAAGAATCTGAAGATCAGAATCCAACATAATATAACTTCATAACCCCAAGTGGGCGGAGAAAACCATGAGTATAGTAGTAGATGAAGCACCTCAAGCAGGTGAACCAATAACAGAAAACCAGGAACAAGTTACTGAAGAAATACAAGAAGTACAGGCAGAGGAAACTCAACAACCTGAATACGAAATTCCTGAAAAGTATGCTGGTAAGTCGATGCAGGAGGTTATTGAAATGCATCAACAGTCTGAAAAGTTAATGAGTAAGCAATCCAATGAAGTCGGTGAGCAACGCAAGTTAATTCAAAGCCTGATAGATGAAAAAAATAAAGCAACTAATACTACTCCACCAGAAGAACCTGTAGCACAGGAGGATAACTTCTTTGATGATCCAGTTAAGGCTGTGAATCAAGCAATAGAAAACCACCCAGATGTTATAAAGGCGAGGGAAGAGAGAATGGGTAATATGCAAAAGCATAATTTGGATGCCTTAGATAAGGCTTATCCCGATTGGCAAAAAACTGTTCAAGATTCTGCTTTCCAAAAATTTATCGGTGATAGTGAAGCGAGGACAGAAATGTTTCGTAAGGCTGATACTGAATATAGGTCGGATTTAGCGATTGAACTCTTTGATTGGTATTCTTCGACAGCAATGTCTGAGAAAACCCAAGAGGCAAAAGCTGAAGAAAAGACTAAAATTCAGCAAAACCTAAAGAAAACAAGTTCTGAAACTCGGTCATCGGGAGATTCCGTAGGTGGGAAAAAAATATACCGTAGGGCTGATCTAATCAACCTACAGGTATCAGACCCTAACCGTTATGCCTCATTGGCTGATGAAATTCATTCGGCTTATGCGGAGGGTAGGGTGAAATAACATTTATAAAGGAGAAGTAAAATGGCTTTAGGCACAAATCAAGTTACGACTACTATCGCCAATAACTTTATCCCAGAACTCTGGTCGGATGAAGTTATAGGTGCATATAAGAAGAACTTAGTGGTTGCTAATCTAGTTACTAAGCTATCTCACAAAGGTAAGAAAGGTGATACGATTCACATTCCTGTACCAGCGAGAGGTTCAGCTAGTGCTAAAGCAGCAAACACACAGGTTACACTATCGGCAGCTACAAATACTGTCATTAGTGTGTCTATTGACCAACACTACGAGTATTCAAAACTGATTGAAGATATTGCAGAAGTGCAATCACTAGCTTCAATGAGGAAGTTCTACACAGACGATGCAGGTTATGCACTTGCTACTCAAGTAGATACTAAATTGTTTTCTCTAGGTGAAGGTCTACAAGGTGGAACAGTAGGTGGCACAGGTGCTGCTGCTTGGGAAACTGCGGTTATCGGTTCAAACGGTAGCACAGCTTACACAGGCAACTCAACCAATGCTGCTGATATTACTGATGCAGGAATCCGTAGAATGATTCTTACATTAGATAATGCTGATGTACCAATGGACAATCGTTCATTGATTGTACCACCAATCGCAGCTAATGATATGCTAGGAATCAACCGATTCACAGAACAGCAATTCATTGGTTCTGGTGATGCTATCCGTACTGGTAAGATTGGTCAAATCTACGGTGTAGATGTATTTATTACATCTAACGCACCTACCCCAGCAGGTACTGATAGAGCTGGAATGTTGCTACACAAAGATGCTCTAGTTCTAGCAGAGCAACTAGGTGTTCGTTCTCAGACACAGTACAAGCAAGAGTATCTTGGTGATCTATTCACTTCAGATACTATTTATGGAGTTGCAGAACTTCGTAATGATGCTGGTGTTGCGTTTGTAGTTCCAGGTAGCTAATCAGTAGTTAGTTAATCGTAACCCCTTCGCTTATGAGGGGGTTATTCTGAATTAATTAGGAGATTAAATATGCCTAGTGGAAAGGGAACATACGGAAAGAAGAGAGGCAGACCACCCAAAAAGAATAAAAAGAAAAGATAACTATGCCTTTTTATGATTACCAATGTAATCATGGTCATATCTTTGAAGAGATGTGTTCTATGTCAGACAGAAATCGCAAGAAAGAATGTCCAGAGTGTGGTGAAAAAGGTAGTGTAATTATGTCAGTCAATAAATCTCGCCCTCATTTTGGAAACATAGATACGCAATGGAATATGCGTGAGAAGAAACGCTTGAGTGAAACAGACAAGAAAGGTAACTATAGGAATAAATTTAGTGGACATATTTAAAGACACAACCGAATCAAATACAACAAGCCTCTTGGAGATAGATCGCTTCAAAGCCAAGATTATAGAAATCTGGTCAATGATGCTTAGAGAAACCTATGCTCAATACTATAGCGATAATGAGGATAGTCCTTCAATAGAAGAATTCATGGAAGAGAATAAACTTAAATTCGCTGACGATCCAGAGCCAGTAAGTGAACTGGACTCTATTATGGAAATGCTTGATTCTCTTATGGATTCTGGTGAAGAGCTTGAAGAAGTCGAATCAGATGGCAAAGCACCAACCTATAATGGCAATGGACTTAAATCAAACAACGAAAAAAGGAAGATAGAGGCAACAACTTATGAATTTGAAAGCAAGAATACAAAAACTCCTAATGATTCTCGAAGTGGAGTTAAAGGTGGCTCGTATGAGGGTACGCCTAATGGCACGATCTCTAAGAAAAAAGATGATCCAGTTATCACAAAGTATTCGCCACTCTTAAAAAAGATAAGAGATGAGGTTAAATCCTTATCCGACAGACAGGCTATCGGCAAGAGAAGGCTCTTGTTCAGATAATGGCTAAGTTATTCTGGAGAAAGGCAAAGGCTCTGGCAATGTTAGCCAATAGAAGGCAATGGCAGAGAGATTTCGACCCTACTGAAACTGCTGCCTATGAAATAGAGATAGAACAAGGTGGTTATTACATCATTCTGGAAACCTCTACAGCTGCAACACCTAACTATATTATTACGGAGTAACCAATGGCAACAACCAAAGTATCAGCATTATCAGCATTAACCACAACAGATGGAGCAGAGGAACTACTCATTAATGATGGTGGTACTTCCAAGAAAGTTACCATTGCTAATCTACTCCACGACAATTCAATAGATAGCGACCATTATGTAGATGGAAGTATTGATACTGCTCATTTAGCAGATGGAGCAATTACAGCAGCCAAGATTGCAGATGGTACTGTAGTTGCAGCAGAGATAGCAGATAATGCAGTTACAACAGCCAAGATAAATGCTGATGCAGTTACAGGTGCTAAGATTGCAGACGATGCTATTGATAGTGAACACATAGCTGCTGATAGTATTGATGCAGAGCATTATGCAGCAGGTTCAGTAGATACTACAGCATTAGGAGCAGATGCAGTAACAGGTGCAAAAATAGCTGATGATGCTATTGATTCAGAGCATTATGCTGCTGCTTCTATAGATACAGCACATATTGGTGATGACCAAGTTACTTATGCTAAGATACAGAATGTTTCAGCAACAGATAGAATATTAGGTAGAGATTCATCTGGTGCAGGAGTTGTAGAAGAGATTACCCCTGCTAATTTGCGTACTATGATTAATGTAGCAGATGGTTCTAATGCTTATGTACACCCAAATCACTCTGGAGAGGTAACTTCTACTGCTGATGGTGCTACAGTTATTGCAGATAATATAGTAGATGAGGCTAATCTTAAAGTATCAAACAGTCCTACCAATGGATATTTCCTTTCAGCTCAATCTGGAAACACAGGTGGACTAACTTGGGCAGAGGTAGATGCACTACCTTCTCAATCTGGCAACTCTGGTGAATTTCTAACAACAAACGGAACTGCTGCAAGTTGGGCAGAGATTGCTACAGGCAATACAACCACTTCCCCAATGTGGGAGATGGCACATACAGTCAGTACAAACTACACAATGACTACGAATTACAATGGTGTTAGTGTTGCACCAGTAACAATCAATAGTGGAGTATCGGTTACTGTGCCGACAGGCTCGACTTGGACAATAGTATAGGAGATATAGATGGCTAAAGTAAAAATTACAGGACACGCATCTGGCACAGGCATACTGACCGTTACCGCTCCTAATACTTCAACGGATAGAACGATTACACTTCCAGATG